GGGTTCCGCTGGTTCTACTGGCGCAGCGGGGACTGTTGGTTCCAAGGGTGATACTGGAACTGCGGGGGCTGCTGGCGCTAAAGGTGACACCGGCAACACGGGTGCAACTGGCGCAGATTCGACGGTCGTAGGTCCTAAGGGAGATACAGGAATAACCGGTAACACCGGTGCAGCAGGTGCCGATGGCGATGCGTTTGTCTACGCTGATTTTACGGAGGGGCAACTTGCCGCTCTTGTTGGGCCGCAAGGTGAACAGGGGATCCAGGGCAACGCTGGTACAGCAGGGCAGAATGGCACAGCAGGAGCCACGGGAGACACGGGCAGCATTGGGGCAACGGGTTCGCAAGGTATTCAAGGTGAGACCGGCGCAACTGGTTCGACTGGAGCAGCGGGTGCAGACTCTACCGTTGCGGGTCCACAAGGGATTCAAGGTACAACGGGGGCTACTGGAGCTGCCGGCGCAAAAGGCGACACTGGAACAACTGGCACTGCCGGTGCTGATTCAATCGTAGCCGGACCAAAGGGAGACACTGGGGACACCGGTGCTGCTGGAACAACGACATGGGCCGGTATTACCGACAAGCCAACGCTTGGTACTGCTGCCGCCCTGAACGTGGACGCGGATATTGCAACCCTTGTCCTACCCGCAAGTACGACCATTTCTGCTGCGGGAGCAGAACTTATCAACGATGCTAACGCTGCGGCACAACTGGCAACTCTCGGGGCTGCGGCATCGGCATCCATTACGAACGTCGATAATACTTCCGATGCCACAAAGAACGCAGCAACCGTGACGGTAACGAACCATAGGTTTACACGGCGAGTAGATGTGCAAGCAACGACAGACACAATTACCCCCGAGATTTCAACCTATGACATCTTCATTCGGACAGCACAGGCGCATGCCTTAGTCATCAACAACCACTCATCGAGCACGCCCGTTAATGGCGACATGATGTTGTTCGAGATTCTAAGCGATGCCACACCGCGAGCAGTAACCTATGGAAATCTGTATGTTGCCAAAGCGGGCGTGGCACTTCCCTCAATCACGGTAGCCAGCAAGAACTTGACCATGCTGTTCATTTGGCGCGTCGACCTGACGAAGTGGAATCTCTTGTCGGCAGGACAGGAAGCATAAATGGCACAGAGCGGCGATTATACCTATACGCAATCTGGCGGTAACGCCACCATCACGGCTTATACGGGGGCGGGCGGCGCTATAACAATCCCATCAACGCTAGATACGTATCCGGTTGTTGCTATCGGGACTACTGCGTTCTACGGTAAGACTCCGACCAGCGTAATTATCCCGAATAGCGTAACCAGTATTGGCAGCATGGCATTCTATCATATTGTGGGATTGACTAGCGTGACTATTGGGAATGGCGTAGTTAGTATTGGAGCTAGTGCATTCGAGGGTTGTTCAGGACTGACCAGTGTGACTATCGGGAGTGGCGTAACCAGCATTGGAGCTGATGCGTTCCATGATTGTACTGTGCTGACCGGCTTAATCATTCCCAATAGCGTGACCAGCATTGGCGGTAGTGCATTTGCTAGTTGTACGTCTCTAACCGCTTTGTCCATCCCCAACAGCGTAACCAGCATTGGGAATACTGCTTTCTATAATTGTACGGGACTGACTACTGTAATCATCGGGAGCGGCGTTACCAGTATTGGCAATAATGTGTTTCTGGATTGTTCCGCACTGGTAACGGCACACTTCCACGGAAATGCCCCTGCGACGTGGGGGACTACCGTGTTCTCTGGTGTTCATGCTGGCTTTGTCATCTATTACTATACAGGAGCAACTGGGTGGACAAATCCGTTCAATACCTATACGACAGCAGCCGAAAGTCCACCGGTAACAGTCAAACCGAACTTCATTCCATTTTTTTGGGCATAATGTGTTTTAGGAGGAACAACATGAGCATGAAAACGACATCTTCATCTGGCGCACATAGCCATACCATTGATATTGTTGCTACCGATTTGTCAGGGATTCAAGGACAAATCACTGCCCTAGATACTCGCATTAAGGCATTGGAATCATCTAAGCCTGCCGCTCCTGCACCAATTCTTGCACCAGTTCCTGCACCGACGACGCCCACTCAACGCATCGTTTCCTTCACATCGGGCCAGACCATCAGTGCTTTCATGACCCTTCTTGCTGATGAATCCGTTGACGTGATTGAGATGGCGGCGGGGACGTATCATTTTCCCTACACGGTTATCAACATCAACCGGACGCGGCTCGTCGTGGTACGGCCAAAAATAGGTGCTGTGGTGATTCTGTCGGGTTCAGTTAGCGGGAGGGATCCTCAATTCGGCTTTGGTTTCGATAACCCAGCTGGCAACATCACGATGCAGAATCTCATCTTCGACGGATACATCCTTGGTCAGCAGGGCATCATCCAAGCCTTCAACTGTCACGACATCACTCTCAATGATATGGTCGTTCGCAACAGCCGTTGCAACCCGGCAATTTCTCCGCCGAATAGCTCTATAGCGATTTACATAACGTCCACTAAGACCGTGTTTGTAACAAACTTTACGGCCAATCGCTGGACTGTCGAGGCTACTGACCGTCAAATGTCGGCCCTCCAGGTCTACGGAGGGAACAACGTCACTGCTATCGGCTGGGTCGTGTCAAACGCTTGCTTCGCAGTCTATGCTAGTGGAAGTGGGAGAGGCCCACTCACTAACCTCATTCTTGATGGTTGGAAAATCAGCAACACGGGTTCCCCTACATGGGGGTTCGCCAACATATCGGTCGCTGCCGAATATTCCACGGGCAAGGTCAGCAACATGCACGCCACTGCATCAGGGGGACTTGCTATCGTGGGCACTCCGCAGCTGATTGATGGCGGCGGGAATACTTGGGCGTAGGAGAGCCATGATTAACGTAGAGATTTCGGGAATGGCAGAACTGAACAAGGTATTGCAGGGTATGGCAAAGGAATATCCCAATGCCGTCTATCGTGGCTGTGTTGATACTGGCCTGCGGATTGAGCGGGAAGCCAAGCAGTTTGAGACGCGCATTGACACGAACAACCTCCGATCCTCCATTGCAACACATCCCGATAAGGAAAACAAGACGGTTACGGTGACGGCTGGCGGGTCTGCTGGTACGGGCGAAGGGCAGACAGAGGACGTGAACTATGCAGTCTATCAAGAGTTTGGCACTCGCTATATTGAGCCGCTCTTGTTTATGACCCGTGCCGCAGAGGTTGGCTTTCGTGCTATGCCCGACTTCATTGCCAAGTATCTCAATGAGGTAAAGAAATGACTGACCTCGTTGACGCCGTTATCGTTGAACTGAAGAAGTTTCCCCTTGTGTTTGCCTCTCGCGTTTATAGGGGTTGGCCGCCCGTTACGTCACCCATGCCTGATTGTGGTGTTATGGCAACGATTGACGGTGAACGGGGCATAGATCATAACTTGGCGTCATGGCACGTCCAGGTTGATTCGTGGGCAAAGTCCACTACTGACCTAGTGGCGGTTGAAGCTGCAATACGTGTTGTCGCTAATAAATATGGTTCGGTCGTACATCACCGCGAGATTCCAGAGAGCGGAAACACCCACGTTGTGAGCACATTTGATGCTCTCGGAGGCTTCTAGTGGCAATTACCAATATGATTGAGAAAATCGCAGTCGCACGCATAGTCGATTGCGAGATCAAAGTTTACGTTGCAGGAACCGCAACAACCCTCATCGACATTGCAGAAGTGAGCGACGTCAAGGCTTCGGTTTCATGGAGCTCTGCGCAAGCAAGGGGCGATGGTTCCACGTTTGCAGTTTCATCGAAGCTGGACAAGGCCGACATTACTTTTGGCACCATGTGTTTATCTAAGGCCCTTCTGTCTGCCCTGACTGGGGATACTCTGTCAACCCCAAGCGCAACGACTGAAACGTCCAACTACAATGTGGCAAGCGTTCCCCCCTATTTCAGCTTTGAGGTCCAGTCAACAGACATTACCGGACTTGAAACAGTCGATGCTACGAATGGATTGCCTGCGGATGTTCACGTGAACTTCGGCAAGTGCAAGATCACGAAGATCGACAACATCCTCCCGACCGAAGATGGGTTTGCAACGATCTCCGTTACAGCTGTAGCAATTCCTGATTCAACCGGTCTCTTGTTCAAGATTGTTGCGAACGTTGCCGCAACTGCGATTGCATAACCCATGACCATCGACGAATACAAGCATAGAACTATTGAGCTGACATTCCCCTCGGGGCTGGTATTGACCGTCCAGCCCCCGAAGGCTAAGGCGATGCTGGACGCCTCCAATGCCTCAGTTAGTCCTGTTGAAGTTATGGCAGGATTGTTGAAGCTGGTAGAGGCGGGATTTCCAGCCGACTTTACCCTTGATGACATCTCTGAGCCGAAAGATTGGGCATACCTCCAGGAGTGGGTAGCTCGTTTTTTCGCGGAGATGTTCCCTTCCCAATCAACGAGAGTATCGAAAAGCTCCTCAAAGACCGTTACGCCAGCACAGGTAGATGGCCCCACGACTTCCTAGATATTGATTTTGACCAATGGGGTTTTGACTTAGCCGTATTGGGAAGTTCAAGCGAAAAGCAATCGGCAACAGCGTTCCGAGATGAGGCTATTAAGAGAATGAAAGCGAGGCGATAATGGATCTCCAACAGTTGGTCTTACGCATAGGTGGCGACAGTAAGGGCGCCGAATCGGCACTGGGCAATGTCGGGACCGCCACTAATAAGCTGGGCGGTATCATCAAGACCATTATCGCCGGTGCTGCTGTTGCTGCCATGGTCAAGTGGACAGAAGTAACCATTAACCTCGGGATTGAAGCAGAAAAGGCCGCTGCACTGTTAGATGCTACCATGAAGCATACCTTGAATTCCACGAATGAGCAGGTTGCCGCTTGCAAGAGTTGGGCAGAGAATCAGGAAAAGGTCAACCATTTCGATGCTGAAGAGCTTATGGCACAGCTTGACAAGGGTATCGTCAAGTATGGTGATCTTGGTACTGCTCAGGTTGCCGTATCTGCCGCCCAGGAAGTGGCAAGGCTTAAGGGTATTGATGTTGCCTCTGCCTACTCTCTTGTTGAACAAGCGTCAAATGGTATGGCGCGGTCTCTGAAACAGTTTGGTATTGAAGCCAAAGCGGGAACCTCGCAGTTGGGGTACCTTCAACAGATTCTAGATAAGACAAGTGGTTCAACTGAGGCTTACAACAAGACCACGGCGGGCATGATCGGCGCGATGAAGCAGTCCTATGAGGTCATGCGCGAAACACTAGGGCAAGCATTACTTCCCCTTGTGAATACGCTCATGACGCAATTGAGTCCGATCATTGAGAACTTGACCCAATACATCATCAACAACATGCCACAAATACAGAGCGCCATTGCGAAGGCATGTGATGGTATTGGCGAGGCGTTCAAGGTTGCCGGGGAAGTTATTAGGCTCGTTGCCAATGACATTAATTGGATTATTGCCAATGCTGGCATTGCTATTAACTGGATCAACAAAACCCGTGTAGCGAACGAGACAAGAGCTGCGACAAATGCGTCTGCTGGCGAGGACTTCAATCTCACGGGTATGCTTACCCCGAACCCTGGCACAAATAGCGTTGGAACGCTATTGAATATTGCTGGCGGCAGGGGAACAACTAATAGGGGCGTTGTTGGTAGTCTCTCTGATGTTGCGGCGGGAATC